TGCAGCGATTACGGGTCGTGGTGCTGACCTCCTTATTATTGACGACCCTCATTCCGAGCAAGATGCGTTATCGCCATCGGCTATGGAACATTGTTATGAGTGGTATACTTCTGGTCCACGACAAAGATTACAACCAGGCGGTCGTATTGTTGTTGTTATGACGCGTTGGTCTACGAAAGACTTGACGGCAGAGGTGTTAAAAAAACAAGGTGAAGAAAATGCGGATCATTGGGAAGTTGTAGAATTTCCAGCTATCTTTGAAGACGGCAATGTTTTATGGCCCAATTTCTGGTCTGAAGAAGAATTATTAAAAGTTAAAACTTCTCTTCCCGTTTCTAAATGGAATGCTCAGTGGTTACAGCAACCAACAATGGAAGAAGGTGCTATTATTAAAAGAGAATGGTGGAAAATGTGGGAAGATGCTGAGCCACCAGAATGTGAATATGTATTGCAATCATATGATACTGCGTTTTTAAAATCAGAAACTGCTGACTACAGTGCTATTAGTACTTGGGGTGTATTTTATCCTAACGAAGATGACGGTCCTTGCATTATATTGCTAGACTGTTGTAAAGGTCGATGGGAATTTCCTGAGTTAAAAAAGATAGCTATGGACTCGTATTCTAATCATAAGCCTGATATAGTTCTTATAGAGGCTAAGGCTTCTGGGCTTCCTTTAACTCAAGAGTTGAGAAATATGGGGATACCTGTTATAAATTTTACACCAGGTGGTCGACGCTCTGGACAAGATAAAGTTTCGAGAGTCCATGCCTGTGCCCCGATGTTTGAATCTGGTCTTGTATGGCGACCTGATTTTCAATGGGCGGATGAGATGGCAGAAGAATGTGCCTCTTTTCCATTTGGAGACAATGATGACTTGGTAGATTCGATGTCTCAGGCTATACTACGGTTTCGTGAAGGTGGATTTGTTAGACACCCAAGCGATGAAATCTGGGATGAAGATCGTCCCCATAAAAAGGAGTATTATTAAAATGCCAAAAGTAGGAAAAAAACATTTCCCTTATACTGAAGAAGGTTATGCAAAAGCTGCGGCTTATGCAGACAAAACTGGTAAGACTGTTGAAACTGGTTATTCATCAGGTGGGGAAGTAAAATATGTTAAAGTTCCAGAAGGTCCAGGTGGCGGTACCATGAAAGGCATGGGTGCTGCAACTAAGGGCGGTAAGTTTCAAGGAACTTTTTAATATAAGGAAATAACATGGCTGAGAATCCATTTGGACAAGGTGGTCCAGAAGAAGAGGAACTCCCTATTGAGGGAAATCCTATTGACACTGCTGAAGTTCCGCCTGCTCTTGCAGAAGCAATAGCAAGTGGCGAAATAACAGAACTAGAAGATGGTTCTGTAGAAGTTGGTGAATTTGTAGAAGAAGGAGTTGCTTCAGAACAAATTCCTTTTGACGCTAATTTAGCAGAGTATGTTGAAGAAGGTGTATTAGGTCCAATATCTTCTGATTTATTAAGTGCAGTAGAAAGCGACATTGACGCTCGTGAAGACTGGGAAAAGATTTATGAGAAGGGTTTAAATTTATTAGGTGTAGAGGAAGATGAGAGAAGTGAACCATTTGAGGGAGCTTCTGGTGTTACTCATCCTGTTCTAGCTGAAAGCGTTACTCAATTCCAAGCACAAGCCTATAAAGAATTATTACCTGCGGGTGGACCCGTGCGTGTAAATATTATTGGCGAACCTAATCCAGAATCAGAAAAACAGGCACAAAGAGTTCAAGATTATATGAACTATCAGATTTGCTACAACATGGAAGAGTACGATCCAGAACTTGACCAGTTGTTATTCTATCTACCTTTAAGTGGATCAGCTTTTAAGAAGGTTTATTACGATGAAACGAAACAAAGACCCGTGGCTCGCTTCGTTCCTAGTGAAGACATTATTGTTCCTTACAGTTCTGTCGATCTTGCGAATGCTGTTAGGCTAACACATAGACTGAAGATGACAGGAAATGAAGTTCGTAAACTTCAAGTTGCTGGTATCTACAGAGATGTTCCCGTCAGACCAACACATGTCTATTCTGATTTAGAAGAGACTATGGAAAAAGTATCTGGTGAGTCTGCAACAATGACTTACGAAGATGATGAATTAGAAATTTATGAGATACATACTTTCTTAGACTTAGAAGGTTTTGAAGACATTGGACAAGACGGAGAACCAACAGGAATTAAATTACCTTACATTATTACTATTGATGTAGGTTCATCAAATATACTTGCTATTAGAAGAAATTACGAAGAGCAAGACCCACAGAAAAATCCTAACCAATATTTTGTACATTACAAATTTTTACCTGGTCTAGGATTCTACGGATTTGGTTTACCACATATTATTGGTAACTTATCTCGTTCTGCTACATCTATTCTGCGTCAGCTTATCGACGCTGGAACATTAGCAAACTTACCAGCTGGTTTTAAAGCTAGAGGTATTAGGGTTAGAGATGAATCAGACCCATTACAACCTGGTGAATTTAGAGATATTGATGCTCCTGGCGGAGACTTGAGAGCGTCTATTATACCACTACCATTTAAAGAACCATCTGGAACTTTACTACAGTTACTTGGCATTATTGTTGAGAGCGGTAAGAGATTTGCGTCTGTTGCCGACATGCCGTTAGCTGAACAGAACAGTGCACCAGTAGGTTCGACTGTTGCTATGCTAGAGCGTGGCACAAAAATTATGTCAGCTATTCACAAAAGATTACATTA